CAGAATCAAATGTTAGATTAATACACATATTCGGAAATGAATGGTTAGAAAAACGAGATATAATAAAATCGAGATTAAAATCGATTTTAAAACTAAACGATAAAATACCTGCACGAAAAACCATTATAAAATTAGTCAATGAAATAGATGAGCGCATGTTTTTGAATACGAATCACATTCAAGGATACGCCAGATCTGATATTTGCATTGGATTATATCTTAATGAAAATTTAGTATCATTAATGTCTTTTTGCAAAGATAGATTTGGCAGAAAACACGATTCAGAATTATTAAGATATGTTTCGTTATGTGGAATAAATGTAATAGGTGGAGCTAGTAAATTATTTTCATATTATGTAAAAAATTATAAACCAGAATCTGTAGTAACATATAGTGATAAACGATGGAATACAGGTTTATTATATGAAAAATTGGGATTTAAATTCTCACACTCGTCAAACCCAAATTATTTTTATACAAAAGATTATCATAGATTATTTTCGAGACATTCTTTTCAGAAACACAGATTAAAAAATGTGTTACCTATGTTTGATCCATTACTGAGTGAATGGCAGAATATGCAAAATAATGGATATGATAGGATATGGGATTGTGGTAATGATGTCTGGATTTGGAATCATTGAACTAGGCACTAGAACACATTACCCAATGATGAAACCGTATCCATCGGGACCCGCTACGATATTATATAATTCAGTTTCGAGAATTGCTAGTTCAGCAGTTGCTTCCTGTTTTAATTCTGAACCATTTAACAGTACATTGCCATTTGGCCCCGGAAAACCAGATACAAATTTGGACCTGGCTTGACCAATCATTAATTTGGATTGTGAATACGCATACGATCTGAGCCACGGACCAGTATATGGGTCATTAATTAAATCATCATCTGTCTTTCGTACCCAACATCTGCATATTACATCTTCATCAGCAGTTGGTCGTCTAACAATAGTTACAGTGTGACTATTCACATCCCAATTAAAGTTATATTGTGATGCAAAAACACGCTCAGCAGTTTCAAGATATCCGTTATACAGATCCCACGTTGACAAACCACCAGATCGATTTGGTTGTAATAGATAAATGTTATAGAAGGCTGCATCCACTGGGTCAAAATTAATGCCCCCGTTCGTATATGCACCGACGCCGTTTCTGTAGAATCTACGAATTTCTTGCACTTCATCTGGCAATTTATATGTTACTTGATCCTTTGTAATGTGTAAGAAAATATCTTTCTCTAACATTGCACCATCTGATCTCTGTTGTAATTTTTGGATGCCAAGTGTAATTGCAAGTTGAAGGTGATCTGGATCTAACTCTACATCAACCATAGCATCACCTAGAAGCAACATGATTTGCTTCATTAACACTGAACGCGCTGTATTTTGTGCTGACATATTTTCCTATGATACTATATACCATATTTATCAACACAACATTAAAAATGCGATAACTAATACAAAAGGATCATACAATGACTAAAATTATAGGTGTTATCGGTTTTATAAGTAGTGGTAAGAATTGTGTAGCGGATGATTTAGTTAAAAATCACAATTTTAAGAAAGATTCTTTTGCAGGCCCATTGAAAGATGCGTGTGCGTTGATATTCGGATGGCCAAGAGACATGCTCGAAGGTGATACAAATGAATCAAGACAATTTCGAGAACAAGTAGATAATTGGTGGTCAGAAAAATTATCAATTCAAAATTTTACCCCACGACTTGCACTACAATTAGTCGGAACAGATGCGCTACGAAATAATTTTAATCCAGATATTTGGTTTCTATCATTACAAAATAGATTTAGGAAATCTATAGCAGAAAATATTGTTATAACTGATGCGCGATTTAAGAATGAAATAGATTATATTAAATCACACGGCGGCAACCTCATTAGAGTTATTCGCGGTGAAAATCCAGTATGGTATGAAACAGCAAGATTAGCAAATTCTGGTAATGCTGCTGCCAACAAAATAATGCATGACACATATACTGATGTTCATTTTAGTGAATGGGCCTGGATAGGATCAAAAATAGATTATGAGATAAATAATAATGGCACACTAGAGGAATTACACGCAAAAATAGAAACTGTAATTAAAAATATATTATAGGGTTTTAATCATCTTTTGAGCCCGTTTTTGCTTCCTTATTGATAAATATTGGATAAAGAATGTAAAATTCTAACATATTTAAAGGAATATTTCTAATGCCAAATCTAGTTTCGCCGGGCGTCCAAATCTCAGTTATTGATCAAAGTATTAATACTGGCGCAAGTCCAGGCACTGTACCTCTAATATTTATTGCAACGGCAGAAAATAAATCAGACCCAACAACCCCGGGCGCCCTGGCATCTGGCACATTAAAAGCAAATGCTGGATCTGTATATTCAATTACCTCACAACGAGATCTAATTTCTACCTTCGGCGACCCAACATTCTACAATATTAGCGGTAACGCATTAAACGGATATCCACTAAATGAATATGGCTTATTAGCAACATATTCGTATTTGGGGCTTGCAAATCTAGCACAAGTTGTTAGAGCAGATATTGACCTGAATGCACTTCAACCTACACCAATTGAACCTTCAAGTCCAGCAGCAATTGGCACTTATTGGTTTAATGAATCTACTTCAGGTTCATCATATGGATTATTTGTTAGATCAGGAACATTTCCAAATGAAATATGGTCTCCAGTAACACCAAAATATATTTATAATTTTGCAACAGGTTCTACTGGAACACCAGATGCTGACTTTGGTGTAACTGGTGATTTAGCAGTTGTATTTCAAACTGTTCCAGGAACAGTTTCATATTGGCATTTTGATTCAGCTGCATCCCAGGCCTGGACACAGTTAGGAACACAAGCGTTTAACGCAGGAGTAACAGCAGCATCAGTTCCTGTGTATACAAGTTCAGCAGGTGCAACATCAACTAGCACTATTATTACAGTTGGATCAACAACAGGATTAGTTGCAGGAATGATTCCATATGTGAGTTCGGGTACTGGATTATTTGCTGCAAATACAGTAATTAAATCAATAACTGATTCGACACATTTTACAGTAAATATTGTACCAACAACAGCGTTATCAGCAAGTGCTGTAGTTCAAGCCGGCGCTATTATTACAGTAAGTACCACCGATGGTTTAGAAGCAGGTATGGTGCCAACGGCATCATCGGGTTCATTTGGGCCAAATACAATTGTAACAGCAGTAACTTCATCAACGACATTTACAGTAAATACAGTGCCTACATCATCAATTGCATCTGGTACAATAACTGCATTTAAAAACATATCAATTGCAAGTATTTGGCCAGACTTAACATCACCTGTTACAACACAAGCATATTGGTTAAAAACAACATCGGCTGCACAAGGCGCAAACATGATGTTGCAAATAATGGATGCTACAGCAGCAGCATTTATATCAGTTGATGCTCCGATTTTATCAAACGATACAGCAGCGGATGCATTTTACGCCTCTGAACCAAATGGATCAGCTGGTCAAAAATATATTGAGCCTGTAATTTCCGGAACATCACCTAGTTCATTAACAAACAGTTTGCAATTTAGAACAACGACACAGACATCCGGCGCCTGGGCCCCAATGACTACAATTATAGGTTCATCAAATGTTCCGACATCTGGTCCGCTAAATGGTCAACTATGGTTTAATGCATTAGTTGGATTAGATGGTTCAGGATTGTCAACAGTTGATATTCTAGTAAATGATGGCCAAAATCACTGGGAAAATATTAATTTACCAGGATTCAATTTAACCGGCGCAACTGGTAATCCAACATTATATCCACAATCACAAGATCCACGCAGTAACACTTCTCCTCCAACTTTAGTTGGCGGCGATATATGGCTACAGACAGATGCAGCCCCATATCCGATCCTATCAAGATGGAATGGATCTTCATGGACAAAGGTTGTTATAACTGATCAATCTTCACAAAACGGTATCTTGTTCCAAGATGCAAGACCAAATCCATTATATCACAGCGGTGCTTATGCTGGCCAAAACAACGGCGGATCAACATATCCAGACTTAGATAGTGATGCACCACAAGCAGCATTATATCCAAAGGGATTCTTGCTATGGAACACACGTTATTCAACAAATAATGTAAAAGAATGGACTAATCCATATGTATTTGATGGAATTACAGCAAATCCGGATGACACAAACAGTGGTTCTACTGGTCGCTGGGTTGATCTATCTGGCAGTAATGCAGCGGGTACTCCATACATGGGTTCATCAGCTCAACAAATAGTTGTAGTGAACGCATTAAATGCAGTTATTGTAGAAAATGATCAAGCAAGAGCAGAAGACTTATATTTCAACTTAATATCCGCTCCGGGTTATGTCGAAGTAACAAATAACCTACTTGGATTAAATGATGATCGTGGTGATACATCGTTTGTTGTTGCAGATAGCCCAATGACATTAGCATCAACAGGCACAGCATTACAAGCATGGGCAACTAACTCTAACAATGCATTAGGCGACGGCGCAGTCGGATTGGTATCAGCAAGCAAGTATTTTGGATCATGGTATCCAAGCGGTCTAGGAACAAACACAGACGGGACAGATGTTGTTGTGCCACCAAGCCACATGGCACTATCAACAATTGCTTATAATGACCAAGTTGCTTATCCATGGTTTGCTCCAGCTGGTTTACATCGTGGTATTGTTAACAATGTATCATCTGTTGGTTATGTAAATGCAGCAGGACAATATATTCCTACTAAATTGAGTCAAGGTCAACGCGATGTGTTATACATAAATAACATTAATCCTATTAGAACAATGCCTA